CATCGATTATGCGCGGGAACCTGATCTGCCCGGAGCCGTTGCAGCGGGTGACGTTGGCGCCATCATAAGAGCGATGCAGCTTGCCCGTTGATACGGCTCGGACGATGCGGGGGATAGTCATGTCATTCTCCTTTTGTCTGTAGCTCGTTGCTACACGCTCACTATTTCAAATCCCGCAGCTCCGCGCAACCTGATTGCGCGACCCGATAGCCGCGCGCGGTCACGCTTTCATCCACAGTAACCAGCCACGCCGATGCGGATCATCGCGGCGCCCAGCGCGGCGCGGTCTACGCCAACGCCAAGCCGCTCCAACATCTCCGCAGCGGTCGCCACGACGGCCATGCGGGATATCGACTCGATGCCCTCCAGATCGTCGGTGAGGCTGTCCTGGCACTCCCGAAGCGCCGCTAGCGTGTTCTCCCAGCGGCAATACGCCATGTTTTCCATTATCTGTCTCCCATGCGAATACGGCGGTCCATCATGGCCATGAGGCCCCGGAATGCCTCTTCCCGGTTTTCGTGCTCGCTGATCAGCAGGCGCCCGTGCCAGCGGATCGTGTAGAGCCAGGTTCCGTCGATCGTGCGTTCTCGCGTCATTGTCGTGCCCTCATTCTTCGATGATGGATGCATACGGCCTAGCCCATGCAGGCAGTTTGCCAATGCAAGCCTCGAATTGCTCCGCAGTGCCGGCCCACTCTGCGCCGTAATCAGTCGTTCTGATAAAAGAGAGGCCGGATTCCTCCGCTGCAACGAAAATCGGCTCGCTCAGTTCAACCTCGTCTATTGCGTCTGGGGCTTCGTCGCCGTATGCGGCGGCGACGGCCTCGGCGTAATCGCCCTCTGAGCCGTAGTCGTTCGGCAGGTTCAGTTTGAATCTCATGTCATGCCCTCCCGGACTGGTTATGCGCCGGTTCCCCGGCGCGGTGAATCGGCTATGACGTTTCGCGCATCACATCGACCCCGTGCGCTTTGAGCGCGCGAAGGGCAATCGACACGCCCATCATGAGCCCGGCAGCATAGGCGTCGCGCGAATCCGCCGGTGCCCGGACAATCCTTGGCTCGGCGCACGCTTTTTTGTGCCGTTCGCCTATATCGTCTAGCAATGCCGTGTAGGAAAAATTTGCGGGGAGTTTGAGCTGGTTGATCTTGTCGCCTTTCATGTCCTTCTCCTTTTGTCGGCAGCTCTTTGCTACACGCCCATTATTAAAAATACCTCAGCGCTGCGCAACCGCAAAGCGTGACAGGATCGCGTGCTTTGGTCACGCTATCGCTATGAGCCGCTATGAGCCGCTATGAGCCGGATAGCCGTAATGGGCCAGCCAGGACCATAGCCACCAGTAGTGGCGCCCATTCGAGCGACCGGATTTGTCGTTTTGGTCACGGCATGACGGCGAGGTGTAAAGGAATCCTTGACGGCTGGCAATAGAAATCATTTAGACCCTAGGGACACCCTTGGTCTTGGCCTGCCTACCGTTGGTGTGCTGCAACCTATTCGTCCGGATCGGTTCGCCGTCCTGGCACTCCGACAGTCCCCGTGGTGTCCACTATCCCGGTTTTTACCGCAACGGTGTTGCTCCGGCTGTTGCGGTGCGCCCGGTCTGAAGGCGCGGCTGTAGCACTCAGTGCCTTGCTGATATGAGGCGCAGTTGATTTGGTATCGCTGGCAATAGCACCGCAGGACAGCGGCGGAGGATATGCGTTGACAACGCCATGGCATTTCTCTAATCTACTAACGCCTCCGCAGGGCACACGTTACCCCTCCAGTGTTTAGCCGTCAAGGCACCCGGAGGGGTTTTTTATGCACGTCGCCGAAACGTGCAAAGGAATCCGCAGATTCTATGCACGCCCTCCCTCCCTCGCTTCCAGCACATACACCTCACCCGCCCAGGTGAACGTAGTGCCCGGCGCTGGCAGGTGGTTGCAGATAGGCGGTGACAGCCGCGTTCGTGGCGCCCAGCGCCCAACAGTGGCCCAGTGACGCACTGACAGCGTGATCGGGCCGTTGCCGCTGTACTCGCCCGCGCTCAGCACGCCGTCTATCAGCGTGATCGTTGCGCCCGTCTCAGTGCCTATATAGCCGTAGCTCGCCTCGACGTAGCCAGCCTCGATTATCTGGGGGTGGTATTTGATCGGGTAGAGCGACACAACGCACGAGGCGCCTATCCAGTCGCCCAGCGCCAGCGTAGCGGCGTGCTCGGCAGTCGGCACCAGCGCAATGCTGGCCGTGCGCCAGTTCGCCGCACCCCTCACGCCAATCTGGCCCCCGGTGTACGCGATACCGCCTACGGTGTGGTCGCCGCGCGTGCTCCAGCGCTGGAGCACGCCGCCCCAGTTAATGTCAACGAGGTACGTCGGCTGCGTCGCCGCTTGCGCGAGAATAGCCTCCTGAATCGCGGATAACGTGAGCATCAGACCATCATCCTGATTCGTCCCGCCGCTGCACTCGCGCGGATAACAATCGATGCGCCGGTGCCGGAGCCCGATCCTGTCCACGTCCGCGACCCGGTCGCGCCACTCGCCGTCAACGCTTCATCGTAGATAGCGAGGCTGGTGAGCGATTGATCGGACAGAAACCGCTGCGTCATCCCGGTCGGCGTGGAGCCTACCGTTTGATCCCCGGCAGAAAACAGCGCGATCAGCGTGTCGTCGGTGGCGGCGGCGCTTACATCCGGCGCTACAGCCGGCGACTGCGCGCTGCCAAACCCAGACGCATCGATGATGCCCGGTGGCAGGGCGGGCGATTGCGGGGCATAGCGCAATATCGCGCCGGGCGATGCGCTGTTGATATTGCCGCTTGTGGTCCACGTGTAATCCGCCGGCTCAGAAGGCCCCGCTATTTTTTGCCACACGCCAAATCGGTTTGCCGCCGACGCTGTGATTCCGACCTGCGTCCAGCCCGACGGCGGAGTGATCGAGTGAGCTAGCGACGTGTTGGTGTTCATCGCCGCGACCAGCACGTCGCCCTCAGCTGTGCCGGAGGGCTTGCTGATCGTCATCGACGTGCCGCTGGACGGAAGCGCGCTGGCCTGAGATTGGTAGGTGATAGCCACTGATCAGGCCCCAGAAGCCGCGTATTCAATCGTTAGGGTTACAGTCATGTTCTGCGGCGCACCGGAAACCGCCGTTACAATCGGCTGAATATGATCGCCTGCCGCGAGCGAAACCGCCGTCGGGGTTGTTGTTGCCTGCGTTGTCGTTACAGAGATTCCTGTCATTCCGGTAATGTCGCTGCCGTTTTTCTGCAATTTCACGGTCGCGGACGTGCCGGCGCCGATCCGATACCGAGCCTCGATGATTCGCGCTGTCTGCCCGCTTGCGAGCGTCGGCACGATCATGCCGGGTATCACGTCGAGATTGCCGGACGGCACTTTGATCTCGCCGCCGACGGCCCAGGTGTGCGGCACGTTGAGCGTTATCGTGCGCGCCACAGTGGATTTTCCACTCGCACGCTGGTACGCGATGCACCGCCAGTTGCCGGAGCCAAGCGACAGCATCACGGCGACGTCACCGGCTGCCGTGGTGATGTTCGCGCCGCCCGGCAGAATCAGGCTGGTGGCGTTGTGCGTGAACGTCAGCGCGCCGGCAAACGTCAGCGCGCGAATTGCCCCGCTGGCAATCGTGTCGAACGCCGTGATCGTCGTGGTTCCGGTGATCGTGATCGCGTTGGACGCTGCGGCGCCGATATTCACGGTCGCGGCAGATGCCAGCGATACAGCCGGTGCGTGGTTGATCGCCGCCGTCAGCGTTCCGCCGATGAATGGCACCCGCGCGCCGATGCGGACCTTCTCCACCGCCGCGCTGGTTTCAACGCGGTAGAACACCAGTTCGTCAGTTACCGTGTCCGGCACCACGAAATAACCGCCCTCCGCCGTCGCGGCCAGCCCGGCGCCGACATCCGGATAAATGATCGACTGGGCGAGCGATACGTCGCGCGCCTCGAGCGTTTCGTCGTGCAATTGTTCAACGGTCGCGAAATTCGCGTCGATCTCGGCGTTAAACAACTCGCGGCCAATCGCGGTGCGATAGGTAAATGGCATCTCAAACCCCCGGTGAATACATGATGAACGCGAGCGCGTAATAGGGCGGGGCGATTGCGAGCGATCCGCTTATGTCGTGATCGTGGTAAATCGTGTTTCCGTGCCCTGCACCGATCAGTTGGCGCTGGCTGTCGCGATTGCTGCCCTTGTGCGAATGCCCTACCTGCGATGTTGTCGCCGTGGCGCTCACTGTGTTGTTGCCAGCGCTTGTTCCCTCATTCCCGGTAGCCGCGATCTCAATGAAGAAATCGCGCGCATCCGGTGTGCCGCTGCTGCCGTTGCACAGCAGCCAATCTGTTGGCACGGTGCCGCCCTCCCAACCGATAATGTGGCCGGGCAGCAATTGCGCGTCTGCGCTGTTCCCGTACAGGGAGAGCCGCAGCCGTTTCAGCGCAGCCACGATATTCAGCGCGACGGTGTGCGTGTGCGGGCCGGTCCCCTCCGTAACGTTGAACGTTGGAAAAAACACGGGGTCCATAATGTCCGGAAACCACTCGCTCTGCTGCTCATGGTATTCGTACTGAACAGGTGATGTTGGCGCCGTCGTGTGCCGATGCGCGTCGCTTGTGCTGCCCGTCGAGATTGAGGCGACCTGCTGTGCCGCGCCAGTGTTTGAATCCGCCGCAGCGCCCTCCAGAATTCTCCCGGCTGCGGTGGTGACGCGCGACCAGCCGCCTGTTATGCCAGCAACGCCGAACAACTGCCCGCCGGCTGGGATATTGAATTGCGCGCTGTCTGCCTTGATCAGCCGTTGCCGACGGCGCAGCGGGTTGACGGCCACCACGCCGGAGTCGTAGCTGTGCGAGTGGACAGGATTGCCGGTTGATCCTGAAAGCACGCCAAGCTCATTCCTATCTCCGCCTGGGACGTGTCGGACGGCGTTAAAATCTAAGGTTGATGTATGCGCGCCGTCGGATGTGGTGTCGCCGGTGAATTGCAGATTCCAGCCGGTGCCGCCCGTATCGCTCTGCGTGTAGGTGCCGCCTGCCCCGACGATCAATTTTCCGTCCGACGCCGAATGCCGCGAGAATCCCGACGGGATTTCGCCACCGCTCCACAAAATGATCCCGCCTGCGGGCAGCGATGCGCCGACGGTCGGCGGTGTCTCACTCGGGTAGTAGTTATGGTCGTACCGCTCTCCGCTGATCGCGTAGCGCCCTGGCCCTTGCATATCGATTGATAGCACGCGCATCGGCAAATCAGCAATGCCGCGCGCCGGAGACGACAATACGATAACGTCGCCCTGCTGGTAGCTCAGGCCAATATCAACGGCGACAAACGAAACCGAAACGCGCGACCGTGTGCGGTTCAGCCGCGCAAGCGCTTTGTTGTCGGCCTCAGCGAGCTGATATACACCCGGCATCCGCACCGTTGTCGGCGATTGAGCACTGCCTGCAAAGCTGCGCTTGACGGGTGTTGTCGCCCATGGGAGCGCGTCGGCGCGCGGCACCGTGTATATGATCTCCACGGCCCCAGGACTGTCCGCCGTATCCTCATGGCGGATGCGCAGCGTCTCTGCGATCCAGTTCGTGATTACCGGCGCTGTCTCCAAATCAACAGCCTGGTCTGGAATCAGTTTTACCGTGCCGCCGGTGTAGGTGTAGAAGCACTCGGCATAGGTGCTCAACAGGTCCAGCCACGATTCAATCGGCGCCGGCACGTCGAGCACCAACGCCAGCCGCGCGCGTTTTGTCGTGCCGTCGGTGAGTAGGCTGTCGCACCAGTTCGCAGCGGCAATCACGTTGTCAGCCGTCATGCCGAGACCGTAGTCGACATCGCTGATCAGATCGGCAACACACAGCGCCGCGTTGTCGCTGTAGGCCGTCGTGGCTGTGCGAGGGTCGTAGAGCTTGCGCCCACGAATCGTTGCGCGCAGCTTCGGCCAGCCGCCAACGTCGGCCGCCGTGGTGATGCGCAGCACAACGTAGGCGATGCCGCGCAGCCCGTGGCCGGTGTCGAACCGCATCGAGTCGTTGAACGCTGCAATCGCGCTGGCCAGCGTGGCGTCTACCGTCTGCGTTGGTGTGCCGAGGTAGGTTGTGACGGTCACGCCGGTGATTGTGCTGGCGTCAACATCGTTGATCTGCACCATCTCCACGGCGTCGATCTCGCCGACGCAAATCGCGTAGCCCAGAACAAGATCGGCGCCGATCATTCCCTGCGCAAACAACTTCCCGGGCAGGTTCACGCGCCCGTAGGCAATCGGGATCGCCTCGCCGTCCGCCGCAATCGGGATCGTGCGCTCGCGCGTTGTCGGCGCAAGGCGGTTGATTTCCGATGCCGGCAGCCGGCTGCCGCGCAGCGGTGCGCCGGCTGCCGGAGCTGCTGGCGATTGAACGCCAGCCGGGTAATTTGGGAATAGCGGAACTATCGCCATCAGAGTGCCGCGCGTGTGCCGCGAAACGCGGCGGTGATACCGAACAGTTGTGGTGCCGGGTAGTGCCTAGCCGGCGGCGTTACCATCTCCGCTGTGTAGCGGTGGCCGTCGAAATCGATCTGGAAAACCTGCAATCTGTTCGTCAGCAGCAGGGATTCGATGGCGTCGCGTTTCGCGAGGTCCAGCAAATCCCAGTTCGCGTTGAGCATGAAATTCTGCGCCGTGAACAACTCCCGCCGATGCAGCGTGCCATCGTCAGCGTAGTCGGAGACGATTCCCCACTCCGGCGAAACAGTGGTTGTGATCGAAAGCGGGTACGTTGCCATGTTTAGGATAACCATCAGAACGCAACCTCATATCCGGCTGGCGCAGGGGTGATGCTGATCTGTATCGGCTGACTAGCGGCGGCCAGCATCGTGCTTGCCGCTTGCCCCATGTTGCTAGCAGCCGTGTTGCTCGAAGCCGCCGCCGCCGCCATTTTGTCCGCTACGCGCGTCATAGCACTTTCGATGGCGTCGGCCATGGTTTTGTGATTCGCAACAATCGCATCCTGGCTGGCGTTCAGGCGATCCGTAGTCAGCCTGTCAACATCCTCTAGGTACTGGATAAACTCAGGAGCCGATTCCTGCTTCTGCGTCGCATCAAGAAGGCCATATGCCTGCTGTGTTATCGCGTTGATCTGTCCGGCAAGCTGTGTTATCTGCTGCGGATCAACAGCGCTAGCAAGCGCTTTGTTGAGGTCATCGGCACGCGAGCGCAGGAAGTCGTACTGCCCCGCCGTATCCAGCACGCTCAGTTTGATCTGGTCAATCGTCGCGCCAAACATCGCATGGGTTTGCGTCAGCGCCTGCTGAATCTGCGCGATCAGCGCCAACTCCATCTGGTATGTGCTTTGCGTCACTCCGGCCAGTTGCGTCGCCATCGCAAGCGATCCGTCGAATCCGCTGGCTAGGTCGGCGAGCTGCGCCGACGATGATTGCCACGACTCGAACATGGATTTATTCGCGTTCGCCGTGTCGGCAATCATCGTTTCGATCTGAGCGCCGAGATCGGCGGACGAATACCTACGCACAATGGCAAGCGATTGTGTGAGGCTCGCCAAATCCTCGGCGCCGCCCTTGAATCCGGAAACGATTTTGCCCATCGTTTCGTCGATGGATTTTGCAACAACGATCAGCCTGTCGCGGGTGTACTCGGCGGCAGAGGCATTCACGCCAGATGTAAACCCTTTAAGAGCCGCCTGGACTTTGGTGATTTCGTCCGGATTGAGTGCTGCCGCCAACGCATTGTCAATCGCTGCGATAGCATCAAAGGTTTTCTTGAAATCCTGCGCGTCAACCTGCCGGGTGCGTCCGCCCAAACCGATAATTCCGAAGGCGGATTCAGTAAAGGTTTCTCCGCCGCGCCCCTTCGGATTCAGCTTGTTGTAATCCTGCAATGTGCCGAGATCGCCGCCAGCGCCAAGCGTCGTAAATTGCGTGCGCGGCGTTTTGTCGTTCCCAAACATCGACCCGATCCCTGAGCCAAGAAAGCTGCCGAGCGCCGACCCGATATACGTTCCGATCACCGGGAAGGCGCTTCCGACAACAGAACCAACAAGACCGCCAACCATCGCGCCGGTATTCGCTTGCCCGCCACCGCCGAAAACAGCATTGCCCAGAGCGCCACCGGCAAACCCCGCGCCAGCGGACAGCAACCCGCCGCCCACCAAGCCACCCGGAGCCTGCGAGAGTGCGCCGACATAATTGCTACCCGCGAGCCCGATGTCGCCGAGTATTCCAGGCTGCATGGCCAGTTTGCCGAGTTGCGAAAACGCGGTGCTCTGCACGCCAGGCAACAGCGTGCCGGCTTTGTAGATCGACGACAGGCTCGACAGCGATGACAGCCCGCCAAGCCCTCCGCCTGGCCCGCCGCTGGCGTTAGCGGAAAGGCCAAGCGCTCCGGTAAGCAGCCCCGCCGCGCCCTGAACAATCGGCTGGATAATCGGGCGAAGCACCAGCGTTTGAAACATGTTGATCAGCGTGTTTTTGAATACGTCGGCGAATTTCGCGCCGCTTTCAAACCCGCGCAGCAGCGCGTCGGTTAGCGATTGCCCGATGCTGTCAGTGGTTTTTTTCCACTCCTCTGCGGCCTGTCTTGCGCGATCAATTTCGACACTCTGCCCCTTCTGGTCCGCGAGCTCGCGCAGCAATGCGGCCTGCTCGCGATACTGATCGGCGAGCGCCTGATTGCCGGTTGTCTCAAGCGTGATGGCGGCTGTGCGCTCTGCCGTCGCAGCGGACTCGCGCAGTTTGGCGATCGCCAGAGATTCAGACGCATCCGCACCGCCTCTCGCCTGAGCATTAGCTGATTGCTGTGCGGCGATTTCCTCTTTAAGCGTTGCGTTCTTCCCCTGAATCTCATCCATGGATTTCGCTATCGCCTTCGCTTCCGCTTCGCGAGCAACGGCGGTTTTTTCGAGCGCGACATTCTGTTTTGCAATCTCGATAAGTTCCGCGCGCCTCTCCTTCGTCATTTTCATTACGGATGCGGTGTTGTTGGCGGTAAGCTCTGCAAGCGCTTTTTGCGCTGCGCCTGCCTTCTCGCCGCCGTCAATGGTCTGCTGTAGCTCGGTTCGGTAGGACAGTAGCTTGTCGCGATAGGATTCATACGCGGATGTTGCCGCATTTACCGATGCAGCCTGCTCTTTCGTTTTGATGACTACATCGTCGGTTCCTTTGTGTATGGCCGCAAGCGCCGGGACAGCCGCGTTTTTCGACTCAGACCAAGCGGTATCGACCGCCGAAATCGCATCGGTCCATCCGGTTTTTACCCGGCCCAGCATGTCGTTGATTATGCCTGTTGCCGCGGAAAAATCGCCTGTAATTCCGTTTCTGAGTTCTGTCCAAACAGCTCCAACTGCGGCGGTGATAGACGCCAAAATCTCGCCGAGAGACGTAAACACCTCGACTACAACGATGGCCGTTGTGTAAAGCACTTTCAAAAGGCCGGCAAGAACCGACACCGCCGTGCTTAGGCTCTCAGACCCGGATGTCAGATTGACCAGCGATTCCGCCATGCTTTGCAGTGTTGGCATCAAGCCAACAGCGATGGTCCTTCCTATCCCATCCACGCTACCGCCAAGCAGGCCAAGCGTGTCATTGAATTTGTCGGATGCCTCTGCGGCTTCTGAGTCGATAACAAGCCCCAGCCTTTCGGCTTCGTCGGCCATGGCACGCATTCCTGCGCCGCCCTCGTTCAGCGTAGGGATCAATGCGGCGGCGCTTTTCCCTAGCACCTGCTGCAACAACGCCGATTTAGTGGCGCCATCTCCCATCCGGGCAGTTGCGTCTGCTACATCTTCGAGAACGTCTTTCACATCGCGCAGCGTGCCATCCGAGTTGCGCACGGATACGCCGAGCTGGCCGAAAGCGTCGGAGCCAAGCGCCATGTTTCTCGCCAGCTTTGCGATGGCCGACGCGAGCGCATCACCCTCAACGCCGCCCTGTTTGAAGGCAAGCTGTAACCCGGCAACATCTTTCGCCGCGACTCCGGTTTTTTGCGAGAATTCCTTGGTTGCGTCTCCGGCATCGATTGCGGATTTGATCCACCCGCTGAACGCGGCGACAGAAAGGCCAGCCGCGATTCCCGCGAGTGCATTTTTTGCGGTGCTGGCCGATGATTCGATAAACGTTGTCGTGCTGCCGACCGACCTTTTTACCTCGGCCATGTCGGATTTCAGCCGCGCGAGGTCCGCGATAAATTGAAATTCGAGAGTTCCGACGGTGGTTGCCATTATTTCCGCTCGCTCTGCTCAGACCATACCGACAACACCGCCGAATCCATTGCCTTGATCGTGCCTATCTCCCAGGGCGTTAGGCTCACTCCGTAGAGCCTGCACCATGCCTCAATTTCCGTCAGAGGAATTCCGCCGGCGCCCCCCATGCCCTGTGGGCGCGACCCGCTGAGTTCGGCGAAGGCCGCCCACAATTCAGCGCCGAAAGCTGGCGGGGCGGCTTCGTCGAGCAGCGGATCATCAATTCCATGCGCCGCCGCTCGGCTGAGGTGCGTCCTGAGCGTAGCGCCATCTGGACCCCGCGCATCTAATCGCGCCTGATTGCTGGCGTACTCGATCAGCTTTGCCCGGAGCCCTCGATAAAAGTTTCGCGTTCCTCAACGCCGGCCTTGATCTGATCCCGCAACCACCGGCGTTTGGGATCAGCCATCAGGTCGCGCGCCGCCTGCGCCGTGTAGGGGATGTCTCGCCCGCCCTTCGTCATGCGATTCCAGCCAAGGATGCACATTGCGAGATATTCCACCTGATCTTCTTCATCCTCAGCCGGGTCAGCAAGCTGCAATTTGCCGGTGCGAGCAAGCTCTTTGCGCATTTTGCGTTGCCGCGCGTGATCCATTTTTTTCCGCGCGGGATGCTCCGGGCCGGCGATCTGGATAATGATGCCTGTCGGCGCATTCGTTCGCGGGTCACGCACCTCGAAATCAGCCGACGCAATATCGGCAAAGTTGTCGATGTCGAAACCGACATAAGGCGCTTGGCGAAGCTGTGCAATGTTTTCGTCACTCATTTTTTCGTCCTCGTTATGCCGCTGAATCCTGGACAAGCAGCGTGGTTTTTTCGGTGGCGATGCCAGCGCCGCCAGCGTTGTTAAGCAACGCCTGGAAGTCCATCGTGACGGCAATTGCTTTGTCGCCATCCGATTTGCTGTGCGATCCGATCTTCACGCGCGGCATTACAAAAGAAACAAAGTCGGACGTGGCCGAGTTGTCTGCCGTGAATACACCGATGATGTCAACCTCGGTCTCGTTGAGGAAAACATCGCGCAGCGTGGTGGAGTCGAAAAATGCGGTTGCCTGTCCGGTGACATTCATGATGCCTGGGTAAAGCGCCGGCACCACATTCGAGCCGACAACTGGGTCTCCGGTATACCCTCCGCTCGCCTTGAGCGTCAGTCCGGTGAGCACCCCGGCGGCAGCACCGTTGATCCGTATCACGCCATTAACCGCCGCCATGGAGCCTGTGGTTGTGGCTGCGGTTGGCGCGGTGAAATACTGCGAAGCCGCTGTGGTGATGTTTTGCCCCATCACGTCGAAATCGAATGTCGCGATTCCGGTTGGCGAAAGATTCGCCGAGAATCCGGAAATCTTGCATCCCGAAAACACCTCGGACGCCGGCACATCGGAATACCAATGTTCGATGGAATAGGATTCCTCGACATGGCCTGACGTGGGCATGAACGTTTGTTTTCCAACCATGGTGATCGTGGTGCTAGTAATCGGCCCTTCGGCCACCATCACTGTGCCGTTGAGCGTAACAACGTTGGCAACGGTTGCGGTCAGTCCGGTGATCAGCAGGTTTTTGTTGATGTTCGCCGCATTCAACGAGCCGACCGAAAGCCGAATCACATGGCCGATTTTGAATCCGTCTGTCAGGTACGATCCGGCTGCGCGCGTTACCGTCCAGTTCGGCGCCGTGCCCGCGATGGTGACCGACACCGCGGATGCGGCGGTCAGTGAAGCAAACACCTTCCGGCACGCTGACCCGATGAAATCGGAGAATGTCTTGGCCGAAATGTCGCCGCTGATTTTTCCCTCAACTTTGCGCACGCCGTGACGAAAATCAGCGATCTGTTGATCTGGCCGAATCTCGCTCGACTGGTAAGTGTCTTTTTTCAGCGACAGGTCGGATGAAATCCGGCGCAGAGCCTGGGCAGCGCCGGCAGCCGGGACCGTGCCGTAAGCCACTTCTTTTTTGTAGGTCAGCGCCTTGAACAGCCCCGATGCATTTGCCATTTTCGTGATCCTCTACTGATAAGTAATTACGTATCGTACCGATTGCAGAAACACGCTTTGCTCCGGATCGTATTCGTCTGCACCCTCGCTTGAGAGCACAGACGATACAACGGACGATCCTGCAACGCTGCCGCGCTTGAGGTGTGCGGCGGTTTTAACGACAGCAGTCAGCGCCTTGACATCGGCATAGGTGTGAGCAATGCATGTCACCTGCACATCCGCCGTAAACATCGCCGCCGACTGGTTGAGCCCGTCAATCGTCAGCACGGGATCATTGCTCAACAGGTCAATCACCAGCGCGCGCGCCGGCTCAAGCCCCGCTGGTATCACCACCGGGTAAATGCTCGCCCCTACCAGCGCGGTGACGCCTGCGTCGGCGGTTAGCAGCGCCCGCATGATCGCCTCAGCCCCCATCGCCCACATCCATGCCGTGCTTGGTTTTCAGGCGATTGCGGATGTAGGCAATGACTTTGCTGGACGCCTGCTGCGCGGACGAATCGACAGCCTGCACGAAAAACGGACGCGCCTTGATGCCTGGGTGGTGGACAATCGCGTATATTTTCTCGCCGAATGACAGCGCTTTTTTACCGCCCTTGATCTTCGGCTTGATGATGTGCGGTTTAGCGCCGCCCTCCAGGATATGGAGATACCACGCCTTTTTGTCGCCAATGACGACGCGCGACGTAACTCGCCCGGCGCGAACGCCAGCCGTCACGCGGACTGATTTTTTCAGCTCGCCGGTTTTCTCGGGCGCCGACGCCTTCACCGCGTCTGCCGTCACCTTTGCGCCGGCGCGCAGCGCACCGCGCACGATGTTTTTTTCCACATTCGCGGGGAGCTGGTCGAGAAATCGTTGCAGATCAGCGGCGCCCTTAATCTGTACTGCCATCACGCGCCTCGCAATCAATCGCCAGAAAAGCACGGAACTCGATTTCGGTTACCGACAGTATCTTATACACCGTCCCCCGGTAGCTGACCAGCATGGCGGCGGATACGCCGGCGATGTAGCGAATCACAAAGGTGATCGTTTGCACCGCATTCAGTGAGTGCGCCTCTACGCGCTCGCGCCCGGTGCGCACCACCGTTTTTGCCCACACCTGCGGGCCTGTGGTGGTGGCTCCCGTCTCGCCGCCATACGTCGCATCCACAGCGCCGGTCGGCGTCAGCAACGTGATCAGCTCGCGGAGTTCGCCGGCACGCGTTTTCATACCGTCGCCACCGTCCAGCGATCAAGCAGCCGGTCAACAAACTGGTTGCGGAATATCGCCTCCCCGGATGTCCACGCGGCGCGATTCTCAAACAACGCTGCCACGCGCATCAATATCCAGTTTTTCACGATCTGCGGGACACTGGCGGCATCGGCCCAGCCAACGTCCAACACGATTTCCACCGCGCCGGGCTGAGCCCTTGGCACCGGCCACGATGTGCCGTAAGCCGGGAACACCAGCGCGTAAAACTCACTGCGCACGTCGGCCAGGTAGTCGGTTGTCACGGTGAGCGCAACGGTTGTGCCGTCGGTCTCGCGGACGTAGCTGACGGACGCCACGGCTCGCGCTGGCGTCGGGATGGAAATCCGGTTGTCGCCGTCCGTATCGAATGCGTCCATCACCCAGCGCCATTGCTGCGGCATCACAGCGCGCTGCATGATCTGCTCCGCCTCTTGCGTTGCTGCCGTGATCAATGCCGTGATCAGCGTATCCTCAGCGGTGCCGACCTCGCGCAACTGCGCCTTCGCCTCGCTGAGCGTGACGGGCGCCGTGGTTGCCGGTGTCTTGATGCTGAGGATGCCCACAATGGTTACGCGTTAAGGCTTTCGGCATAGGCCACAGCATCGGGGTTGCTGTCGAGCATTCCGGCAGCCTCCCCTTCTGCAATTTCATCTGCGGGCAACTCAACTACACTGCCGGCGGGGCCGAGCGGACACGACAACAAAACGCGCGCCTTAATCAGATCCGCTTCGTTTTTGTGTTTCGCCATTTAAAATCCTCCGGATAGATGCCCATCCATGGGCAAGCGTTATCAGGTTGCGCTGTTGATGTAGTATTTCACCGCAGCCGTCTGCAACAGATTCCCACCGCTGCGCTGCCAGCCGCAGAAGCCGACCTGCCCGAGCAGGCCAAACGCCGAATCGTCGAAGCGGCGCAGAGACGTGCTGCCCTGAACGTCGCGGATGGTGTACTGGCTCAGGTCGCCGAAGAGGATCGACTTCGCGTTCGCCGCCATCACGGCCATGTCGTTGTTCGTCTCGACCGCGTGCCCGAGCAGAACATCCGGAGCGCCAGCCGTAATGCCGGGCTGCCAAATCGGAGCCCCGCTGGTCTCCTTGATCTTGGAAATGACGGCAATGCTGGCGTCGTTCATCATCCACTTTGCGCCATTCTGGCGGTACGCTTTGTCGACCGAGAATTTCAGGTCCACCAGATCATCGTAAGTGACGGTTAGCGTCTGCCCGGTGGTGCCTGTTTTCCCGAGCACCGCTTTGGGCACAATCCCATCGGGCACGGTGGTGCCCCCGCCTGTGGTGAAGTGCGTGTTTTGGATTCTCGCGATCCGCATAGCCAGGCGCTCAACCACAAATGCAACCACGTCGATGGCGGAATCGTCGATCAGCTCCCAGGGAAGCGCGATCTTTTTGGATGAATACTTGAACACCGGAAGCGCGATGGTCCCGAACGTGATATCACCAGCACCAGCAGGAGCGTTTTCCGCAACAATCTCGCCGACTTCCGCTGTTCCGTCAGAGGTCGGGAAGTTGAGCGCGTTCCCGCCGACGGTCGAAAGGATCGTAGCAACCGAACGCATACCGCCAAACCACTTCAGTTTGTCGATAACCATGGCCGCGATTTCCGCCGGGACGGTGTATCCGCCCTCAGCCGCCGTGGTGGTGCTCATGGCATTACGGACGGTCGCCATCTGCTCGGATGACATCCGCGCCATTTCGTTCCGGAGATAGATTTCAATGGCTTTCCGCTCGGGCGATTTGTCGCCGGCACTTACGCGGAATCGCTCAATGTCGGAAAAATCGCTCTCCACGCTGTCCTGAGCGGCTTTTTCAATCGCTGAAATCTGGCCACGCGCCCGCTCAAGGAGTGTCGCTTTCTCGTCGAACTCGGCCTGCTTTTCGGCGGACCAGATAACGTCGCCGGCATCCGCCAGCATGTGGTTAAGCTCTTTGCTCAATGCGGCCGCTTGCTCCCGCAGGTGTTGAATGCTCATCATATCTACCTCGTGGTGATGTTTGCCGCGCTATGCGGCGGTTCGGTGCGGGGGCGCACTGAATCTGTTGTCGAGCAACCGGAGGCGATTGCTGAGGCGCTGCACTTGTGCGGCGATCAGTTCGTCAATGGGCGGATCGGGTTTCGTCTCGGGTTTCGGAGCGTTGTCATACGCAGACAGGTTCCACTGCGCGGACGCACCCGCTTGCGTGTTGGCGTCAATCGCGTCGATAAATTTTTCGGCCAGCGCTTCGTCGGCGGTAAACCAGGTTTCCGCGTCCATCCACGCGGTGACCTGCTCGGCGGTTGCGCCGGTTTTGCGCAGGTAGTCGGCGGCGATGGTGGTGTCGATTTTGTCGAGCAACGCGGCGGTTTTAGTCATTTCGGCCTTGTCGCCCATAGCCAGCGCCCACGAATTGTGGATCATGAGCATGGATCCCTGCGACATGCGCACAGTCCGCGCGGCCAGCGCGAGATACGTTGCCGCCGATGCCGCCACGCCATCGATGATCGATGTCACGGGGCCGACGTGCCGGGCAATGACCGCCGCCATGGCGCGCGCCTCAAACACGTCACCGCCGGGGCTGTTGATATAGAGGTTCACGGGCGCCGCCGGATCGGCAGGCCATGCCTCGGCAATCTGGGAGAGGCCGATGCCCCAGTCGGCGCTTATAACGCCGTTGAGGTAAATAGATACCGCATCACCGGACGCCTCGGCGCGAATCTCACGGGGCGCCGCGCGGTTTTCGTCAAGCAGTTGGAACAGCTTCGTAATCATGGCGTCACCTTCGGATTCGCGTAAATTTCATTGCCTGTAGGGACCGGCGGCAGGTTTTGCGTGGCGCGCACCTCGTTGATCGTCATCCACGCATCGCCTGAGCCTGGCCCGCCCAGTGCAGCCCTATAATATTCCGATTGCGCTTTCGCGTCACCTCGCAACAGCTCCGTCAGCTCAAAGCGTAAAAAGTTGGGGGCCTGACGGAACAGCTTCCTGTTAAGTTCTTCCTCCCAACGCTTGAGCATTGGCTTGATTGTATACCGCACGAAGGCAATTGAAATCTGCTCAATGCCGGTGCCCCATGAACTCGCTTTTGTCGAGTCGCCAATCAGGATCGGTGGCACACCGAAAGCATGGCAGATTTCCTCGCGCTCGAACTGCCGGGATTCGAGCATTTGCGCGTCAGCCGGATTGATGGACAGCTCCGAAACGTCCGCGCCCTCCGGTAGGACAAGCGGAAATTTACGCCCTGCGGTGCCGCCATATGTCGCGGCAAAGGATTTGCGGATCATGTCCGCCTGTGCTTCGTTGAGCTGTTTAGGGTATTTCAGTGCCACCTGTGCCATGGCGCCATCCTGAAACGTGCGCCCGGCGAAGTCGTTGGCGGCAAGCGCGTTTCCGATGGAAACATTAGCCGCGTGCTGAATCACGGAATAGGAGCGCAGTCCATCGAACCCAAGCCCGGTGATGTGGAGAATATCGTCAGGCGCAACGGCGCGAATCTTCCCGGTAGCGCGATCCATCACGGCATAGGCGATGCGCCAATTGCTATCGCGGTAGGTGCGCACATCGTCAGGGTGCAGTGGTTTAAGCCCTACGATGGCGCCTCCCGCCGTGATTCTGCTGTCGCGCTCGATCAGCGTGAATGCGTCGCCGCGTAATGCGGTGCACAGCACCATCCATTCTTTCCAGCTCGCGGATGTCCAGTCGCCGTGCGGGGATTCGTTGAGCCTCCACCAAAGTGCTTGGCGCGCTAGCAATTCATCGCCATCGGCGCCCTTGTTCTTGTAGAGATTGATCGGCAACTGCGACACGGCGCCGGCTATTTTGGATATGCACGCATATACGGTGGTCACCCGCATGGCCGTTTTGTCGGTAACCGCGTGCCCGGACGGGGAGAGATTCAGGCCGAACATCTCCTGCATCGCCGCGAGGTCGCTAATCGACGCGCCGGCGTTTTTTGGCGCGAAGGCTGCGCGGATGCGCTGGATCAGGCTCATCATCTACGCCATGTTGAGATCATAAACCACCTGACCATGATAAGCCGCCTCCGCATCTTCTTTCGCGGTGACAGCAAACGCCATCGCCAATGCCACCATCCCGTCAATCCGCCCGGTCGATTTCTGCTTGGTCAGCTTGCGGTTGCCGGCGGGATCGCTGTCTACCGCCGCATTCGCTGCGCACATTGTAAGCACAGGATGCAATCCGTGTCGAATTGTGCCATTCAGCAGCGCGCCCTCCAATGCGTCAAGGGCCGGGCTCATGTCCTTGAATCCCTGCCCACACTCCACCAGCGGCAATTCAACGCCAGCGCGCGTCAGCTCCTTTTGCAGGATGTCGATGCGCCACCGGTCAAACCCGACGGCGGCGATATTCATGCCATCCGTGATTCGCAGCATATCGGCGACCACGAACTCATAGTCGATGCTAGCGCCGGGCGTGGCATTGATGTAGCCCTGGTCCACCCATACGTCATAGGGCGCGCGATCGCGCGATGATCGCTCGCGAAGCCCAAGCCTCGGCGTCCAGAAGTGCGCGGCGCAATGCCATGCGGCGCCGTCGAAGGCGAGCAACACCAGCGCCGTCAAGTCGGTGCGTGCCGACAAGTCCAGGCCCGCATAGACCGGGAATTCCATGAACACGCCGGGATCAACTGCGCC